TTTTTTCTATCTGGATCATTGCGCTTATAATCATAATAATGGGTTGAATGTGGAGTCATGTTCAATTCGTCAAGTAGAAAGGACCAAGAGTTTGCCATAATTATATCACTGAGCGGCGCGTGTGTCAATGTATTCTTTAATAGTCTCATCGGAAGGCATCACGAAGTCAGCATCAACCTTGTCATACAGTTCCAGGAATGCTTGCTTGGTTTCATCATCAAAACGATTGACGCAGACTTGAATTGCCTTTGCCTTGTCGTTGAAGATGCTGTATGCCTTCACAATGTGAACCAGACGGCGGGTGCTGATGATTTCCTCAATACCACCATCATAGAAGGTCTTGCGGATAATGTCAGCCCAGTCGGCAAGACGCTTACAGAACTCTTCATCCTTACAGATCTTACCAAGGATCTTCTGTTCAGTAGCAGCAGTAGGATACTCCTGCTCAAAGGTCACAGGGAATCGCTCAAGGAATGCTTCATTGAGCACGTTAGTTCCAATGAATCGTCCGTCGTCGGAACCTTTACCTTTGGTATTTGCGGTTGCGAATACTTGGAAACCCTCTGCAGGAGAAACCCACTTACCAATTTTTTTCAGGAAAACACCCTTACCCTCAAGGATGGACTGAAGGCAAAGAATTTTGTTTGAGGCAAGGTCGATTTCATCAAGGAGTAACACAGCACCCCGTTGCAGGGCTTCGATGACTGGTCCGTTGTGCCAAACGGTTTCTCCACCAACAAGACGAAAACCACCAATAAGATCGTCTTCGTCGGTCTCTACTGTGATGTTGACTCGGATGAGTTCTCGTCCGAGTTGGGCACACGCTTGTTCGACAGAAAACGTTTTACCATTGCCCGAGAGACCCGTGATAAACGTAGGGTAGAAGAGACCGGACTTAACAATTTTTTTAATATCACCAAAATTGCCAAACTGGACGAAGGAATCATCTTTCGCGGGGATAAGGTTTTGTTCGATCGCTGGCAGAGCAGCAGGAGCATTATAAGTTGTTTCCAGTTCTTCCACAGTCTCTTTCGTTACTTCCAGATTCCACTTACCACGACCAACTTTGAAGTCGGTCAGTTTGTTGGTGATGGTCTGATAGTTAAAGTCATTCATGTTGCAGAATGCTTTGATCTCTGCAGAAGTAACTGACTCACCATAAGATTCACGAAGGCAGTTGATGATGCTTTCTTTGGAGAGACCCATTGGTTGTTTTGTTTAACTGAAGTTATTATATACGAAAAAGGGAGGTCAGAAACCTCCCCGTGGTCACTTCTCATATCGTCCATACTTGAACTTCATTGCCTGGAGCATCCATGCTTGAGCAAGACTCTTTGGACCTTCCTTGAGAACCTTCCGAACCTTAGGATCGGTTTCCATTTGTAGTGCTATTTCTTTCCAGTTCATGCTACCAGAGAGATAAACTCTCCCAATACTTTTTTATTTAGTTTCTTAGTCTTGAGAGATTTGATGAATGCAGACTTGATCTTTGCTTTAGTTGCACCATCATCAACTTCAAAGTCAGAGTCCTGAGAAAGTGATGCTGCAGAAATAGCAAAGTATGCATGATATCCAGAAGTTTTGATAGTGAAACTACGTTGTTTTTTCCACTCATTCTGCAACTTAAGGAACACATTAGAATCCCGATTGTGATACAGGTTCAGGAATGCATTTGCATCACGACCTTCAAGAACACGAATACCAACAAAGTTGACAGTCGGGAAGTTATCACGCAGGTTCTGAAGCATCATGTCAGTAAAACCGTGCCAACCATAAGGGACCTGATAGGTGTTACCGGTCTTACGATCACGGAGGAAGGTGCATCCACCTTGCAACTGACGAGTTCCCATATAAGGTTCATTCTCCCAGTGACGTTTTACCTCAACATGACGAGAAAGATGACAAGCTTCACCATCAGTCAGAACAATACACTGAACCTTCTGCAGTTTGTTCTCCTTCTGAAACTGAGGAAGAATCTGATGGAGAGTAACAAATGCTTCATTCAAGGGAGTGCCAGACAAACCGATACGAGTAGGAACAGAGTAAAAGGATCCGTAGAAGTTACCAAATGCTTTTGCACACCTCCAGATGTTAATCATCTGATGTTCAAGTTGCTTACTATTTGTCTTACTGGTCAGAAGATTCATCATAGAATACTGTTCATGAACAGCAAGAAGATTCTCTTTCTTCTCGTAGGAAGAAGTCCAGTCTGCTGGTTTGGAAACTTCACCAGTTTCATAGTCGATCTCAGGTCTCTTCCACTCATTCGTGAAAGCATACACCTCAAAAGGAATGGAAACTTTCTTACAGAACCAAATCAGATTATAGAGTTGCTTGATTGTGTCAAGCATCACACGGCTCATAGAACCACTCCAGTCAAGGACAAAGATCAGACCATGATTCTTACCATCAGGAATCACAGAGACTTTCTTGAATAGATCTTCGTTGTACTTGTAAGTGTGAAGTTTGGAGGTATCAAGAACACCAGTGCGAGCAGTGGTGGCACGGGCATAGGAATCTGCTGCCTTGCGACATTCAAACTCTTTCACCAGATAATTGACTTCCTTCTGTGCATTACGTTTGAACTTGATAAACTCTTCATCAGATTTAGAGAAGAGTTCTAGTGAAACAGTATTCTTCTGATGATTGAACCATGCATCAATCTCTTTGTGAATATCATCGTTCTTGGCAATAATACACTTCAGATCAACTTTAGGGATCTCCACATACACATTCTCCCATCCACTGTCATCCACAAGATCCTGCAGATTTGATTCCAAAGCATCAGCAGTCTGAACCTCTGGTTCATCGGTCAGAGGAGCAGTAGCAGATTGATCTGCCTTTGGCATGGGTGTTTGCTCCTGGGAGTCACCAGAACCCTCACCAGGGGAGTCCTGCTGCTCCTGCAATTCACTAGCAGGTTGATCAGACTCACCACCCATGTTAGGTGGCATTTCAGTGTCATCAACCTTTTCCTCTTTCTCTTTCTTACAGAACAAGTAGAGCTCTTCTGCAACCTTCAGCACATCGTCGAAGGTCTCTACATCTGCAATCTTCTGAATCAATACTTTCTCTTCAGAGTCAAAAGTGATGTCTACAAAATTACCGACCTTAAAGTATAGATTTGCACGGTCAGCAAGGTTAAAAGTAGAAACAGACTCATCAGAAATAGAAAAGAAGTCCTCGTCATTTAGTTCTTGATAACCTTTGAAAAACGTCTTTGCAAGTCCCATGTACTTGCGTTTCATAAGTTTCTCAATACGGGCATCTTCCACAACGTTTACGAACTGAGGGGGAACAGCAACCTTCTCCAACCAGTTCTCATCAGGAGTGAAGAGAGCGTGTCCAACCTCATGCCCCACCAGCAGGTCATAGACGATGTTGCTTGCTTTCTCCCACATGGGAAGAGTCAGGACACGGGTGTGAACGTTGAAGCAAGCAGTCTGCACTTGTTTGTGCTCCACGATCAAGTCCTCAGTGGCAAGCAGTTTAGCAAGTTGAGATTTAATTTCGTGTTTGACTGCCATGGTGGTTTCTCTTGTATGCACCCATAATACTAAACCCCCACCTTTCGGTGAGGGCCCTCAGTGACAGTTTCTATAGTGTCTACGGTGTGCTATGAAAGAATACTCCTACAGATTCGTTTACAAGTCGCCTGATCGTCATCGCACTCAATAAGGCAATCGTAATAATCGTTTAGCTGATCAGATTCATTCATTGTTCGATCTAATGTATGAGTCAAACGTTCAACACTTTGTTTCCAACCCGCTAATTGATTATATGAAAGTATGTTGTGCATGATGTCTCCTATTATACAGTCGGGACAATAACAAAGAAAAACTTTGGTTACATAATTGTCTCCTTATTCATTCTACACTATCTAGTCAGGAAACCATAACATTTCTAGTTTTTAATGAAGTTCGGTAATAATTTACACAACTTTAGGAAACTATACGAGAGAATCCCTTTACCTTATCAAATCTTGTTACATCCTCAAACTTGTCATGGAGAGACTCTTTGTGAGAAATAACAAAGACATTTGCGTCTTTAATGATAAATCGAATAATCTTGAGGAAATCTTCAGTGCCGACTCCATCCAAAGAACTGTCAAATACCTCATCCATGATGAGTAGATTTGTATTGACAGAGTTCTTCATCCGTGCTACTTCACGCCAAGTGAAGAGTAGTGCTAAATCTATTCTCATCTTCTCTCCCTCGCTGAAAGAAGAGTAAGAAAAATCTTCGTGAATAGGGGACTGAACGGTTTCGTTAAATTCCTCATCAAGTGTGAAGTTAATGTAGAAGTCCATCAGTTGCAGATACCGATTGACTTGCTGATTTATCAGCGGTAGATACTTCTTAATGATTTTGGTCTTTACTCCACCGTCTTTAAGCAAACTATACGAAAAATCGTAATAGTTAATCGTGTCCTTGTGCTGAGCGAGTTCGTCGTATGTAGTTTTTAAGTTGTCTTTAAAGGTAGTTAACTTCTCATGTTCAATATTTCTGTTTGCAAGTTGATCGGCAATTCTTTGAATTTCCGATTCCAAATCCCTGATTTGTCGTTGACATCCAGCGATTTGAGTATTGTTTTTAGAAATGCCATGTGTTAGGGAAGTAATCTCCTTACTTAAGAGTAAAAATTGACGCTCTCGCTCTTCTTCTTTTTTAATTGCCTCCTCCAGTTCTTTATAACCAGATTGCAACTCTTTTGCTTTAGTTTGAGCATCGTTAATCCTATTTATTCTGAAGGTCTCCTCAATGTCCTGGTTACAGGTAGGACAAACCGTATTTTGTGTGAAGAATTTATGTTCCTTAGTAATGCTTGATACTTTCTGAGAAATTTTACCTTTTAGATTACCAAGTGTGCGAAGTTTTTCTGTGGCTCCTACTACATCTTCAATCTCTTTATTCAACTTAAACACATCTTCTTCAATAATTTGATTTGAAAGCATGAAATTATTTTCTTCTACAAGAAGTTGGCCAATCTTAGTTTCCTTATCCTTAATATTTTTCTTTCCACGATTCTCTAGTTCATCAATAAAGTTCTCTTGCATCTGAACTTTTTCAATCAAAGATTCTTTCTTCAGTTCCAAAACCTTTACGGTTTCTTTTACTGAACGGATCTTTTCTTTGATAACAGTATTCATACTAGAGAAAATACGAATGTCAAGAAGATCTTCGATAACTTCTCTCCTGTTACCTGGAGTAAGTTGCATGAAAGGGACAAAGGTACTGCTACCCAAGATAACGATCTGAGTAAATGACTTATAGTTCATCTTCAAAACATTCTGCTCCAACCATTTTTGTTGGTCATTAGCTGCTGCAGATTGGTCTAAAAGATTGTCATCTCTCCAAATCTTAAAGATTGTAGGTTTGATACCACGTTGAATTTTCCATTGAGTTCCATTGATTGAGAACTCAACCTCAACAACACAATCTTTCTCATTTACAGAGTTAACTAATTGTGGTTTATTAATTTTACGAAATGCCTTGCCAAACAGAGAAAAGGTAAGAGCATCCAACACAGTGCTCTTACCTGCCCCATTCGTACCAATAATAAGATTGGTAGAATACTTAAGAAAATCAATCTCGGTAAACTGGTTTCCAGTACTCAGAAAGTTTTTCCAACGTACCTTTTCAAATAAAATCATGCTCAGTTTTGGGAGGAATTACAACGTCGTTCTTGGATATCAAAGCGTATTTGTAGTCATGCATTTCGCAGGTTTTTATCATGACCTCATCTTCTATTTCTATAACATGCATAGTAGGACTTCCATCCTCCTCTAACATCATAGCAAACCGTATGGCATCATCTTTTTCCTCAAACAAGTAAAGAATTTGATCTCCTTCTTCATCTAGTACAGAGTATGCACCTTCAGTTTCTTTGCCATAAATTGTTAGAATATACATACTAGATTAGTTCACATGCATCATGATAAGTCTGCCGCATAATATTCTGCAGTCGTGGTTTATCAAGATTGATTTCTGCCTCCTGGATATATCTATCAAGGATAGAGAGAGTATCTTCCGACTCAAAGACTTCAAATTCTTCAGGATCTTTAATATCAAAGTTTTCAACTACTTTAATATCAGAGACTCCAACCTCATAAAATTTATCAATAAACTTTTCAAAGTCTTTAGTACTTGTTTTTTTGCGAACAATTACTTTAACAATTTTATTTTCGTACTCAGTTGCATCAAAGAGTTGATGAGGAGTGTCCTCATAATACACATTATAGAACAATCTGTAAGGATTGTCTATGTGAAAATGTTCAAGAGTTTCTGTATCAAAGATGGTGAATCCTCTCCGATCACCGACATCGTTCCAGAACATCTCGTATGGATTTCCCAAGTAGAAGATCCGTCCATCATCCGATCTAGTGTGGTAGTGACCGCTGAAGACCTTAGTGAACTTTGAATATAACTCGCTCGGATGACCATGATCCATGACGCAGCCTCGATGAGCTCTAAATCCGTTGAGCTCAAGGTGCCCCATCGCGCAGTGGCAATCTGACGTTTGAATAAATTTGAAAGTACGTTCCTCATTTTCTTTGTTAATCCATGGAATAAACAATACGTTAAGCCATTCATCTATACTAACTTCCGTTGCTTCAGAATAAACAGTCACGTTATCGTATTCACGAAGCAACAAATCAACAGCATTTACATCATTTGTATTTTTATAGTATGCTGTGTGATTACCCACAATCGTGTGAACGTGGATTCCCATGTCCTTTAGACGATCATAGTAATTGTCTTTCGCCCATGCTAGAGCAGAAAAATCAATACCCTTACGACTGTCAAAAGTATCGCCCATATCTACAATGGTAGTAATACCATGTTCTTCCAAATACGGAAAGAAGATATCATTGTAGAACTTCAGAAAGTAGTCGTGGAACAACTTAGAGTTCTTACGGGCACCGAAGTGTTGGTCGGTGATGATTGCAATCTTCATTAATTACGGAGCTTAGAATGCACGTTATCTTTGATCTGATTGTAGTCGGAATAGTTGGATCCGTCAAGAGTATTGTTGTCGTCAAACACCTCACTGTAACCAGATCGTTCGATAATCTTGTTCTTGATTTCTAGTTGACGCTTTTCCCTTTGGATCCTGCGGAGAAACGCATAATGAATGATCTGCGTAAAGTAAGCAAAAGGATTTTGGGATTTCTCAGGATTAAAATTATGAATGTACTGAACGCAATTTTCGATTCCATCAGAGATCATATCCTCCTTAAACATGTAGTTTACAAAGTTCGGTTTGAAGGACAAGTGATTTGCGATCTTCAAGAAACACTCCCCAATGTAGCGTGGAATGGGAGGTTTGGGAAGACCTTTTGCTACTGCAATCTCTTTGTCTTCACGATACTTAATAAGTGCTGCCAGGAACTCTTTATTATTTACATAGTGCTCTGACCTCTTTCTCTTAGGCATAGGTCTTATCATAAGTTTGTCTCATAATATGTATAGATTATATCATCTTCAGTATTACTTGACAAGTTCCGGAAAAACAGTAGAATAACTCTGTCAGGGTTGATAAGGAGGCTATAGCTCTTCTTGGCTTTTATTGAAAATCTTCTCTAGAAGTTCTTTTGTGTCATTGACATTTCCTAGATAACCCATGCTTCTGCTTATATTAGATTGATTGTCAGCATCTTTTTTGTGTACTTGACGAATATAATCTTGATACATCATTATCATTTCTATATCAGAAGATTCAGACAGCGTTAAAATATCTTCTAACTTAATAATAAACATATCATCAGTTGTTGTTTTTAACCAAGGTTCTAGTTTATATCCTATAGAACCTGATCTACTCTTTATTTCCTGTACTATTATTGGATTAGATATTAGAAGCATTGTTCTATCTTCTTCTTCAGTAGCGGCTACTTTAGCGAAGATTTCTTCTCCAGATTTGAATTTGACTGTTGCGTAAAAGTCGTCTTCTATCATACCTTTAACTGGATAGTGATTATATCATAATTAAATTTTTCTTCATTATAGATTTTGATTCTTTCTATGAAATGATTTAAAGTGTAATTACGTCTTGATTTGGTTGAGCAATCGTCTGAAATATCATATAATGTTGCTTTCACCTTGTCCTTTCCTTTTCTAAGAACTCGTCCAATACTCTGAAGATTACGGACTCTTGATTTACTTGGAGAGGCAAAGATAACATTATGGAGTTTTTTAATATTGATACCTGTACTAAAAGTTCCATAAGAGGCGACGATAATAGCGTTGTTTTCTCGCTCTGTTATCTCTCTTACTAGTTCTCGTTCTTCAGCACCAACACCACCGTGTACAAAAAATACTTTACGGTCCTCACCCTTGTTGTTATTTATCTTTTCATAGAGTACTGCTCCATGTGCTTCGACTCTTTGAAAAAGAACAAGTGTATTCCCTTTAAGATCAAGGGTTAGGTTCTTAATAAAATTATTACGCTGTTCGTGGCCTATTAAATACTGTATCTCATCCTCATAAGTATCAAATGTTTGTGG